AAGATGAGAATCCTTTTTGGAACGGACAGACTGGTAAAGAGTTTATTAAAGATGTTCACGATGGTAAAGTGTTCATTGGTAAATTTAAAGATACAGGTATTGTACTTGCAAGAGTAAAAGAAAGCACTGTCGGTAACTATGGTACAATGAATGAAGAATTTAAGGGACATGGAAATGTTTATTTAACTGCAGAAGAAGTACAAGAGTGTAAAGATAATGGTTGGTTGAATGATACACAATTAAGTAACATACCAGAAATAGTTTCAGAGGAAACAAGTAAGACTGGTAAGGTAACTAAGTTTTTATATTTGATTAGACACTATGATACAACCATTGGTATCTTTCCAAAGATATTACAAGTGTTTAGATTAGCGTGTGGACAACCTGCAGTAAACTTTCCACCACTAACAGCAAAACTTTTGTATGAAAAATTTACAGACCATATAGATAATCAAGAACAAACATTTCATATCTATGACCCATCAAGTGGTTGGGGTGGTAGAATTTTAGGAGCAATGAGTTCTCGTAAGAATATACACTATGTTGGTACAGACCCTAATCCAGATAATTTAGGTAGATACCAAGCAGTTGCTGATTTCTATAATAATAATTGTGTTGATGATTTCTCTGAAAACTTTAATAAGTTTTTTGATGTAGAAAAACAATCAAACACATATGAAGTATTTAGTGATGGTAGTGAATTAATATCTAACAATCCAGCATTTCAAAAATATAAAGGTAAGTTGGATGTAGTATTTACATCACCACCATATTTTAATCGTGAACAATATTCTCAAGATGAGAACCAGTCGTTCAAGGCCTATGGTGAGTATCAAGACTGGAGAGATAACTTCTTAGAACCCACATTACGAACCGCTTACGAGTATCTAAAGAATGATAGATATATCCTTTGGAACATCGCAAGTATCAAAATAGGTGCAAATACTTATTATGATTTAGAGGGTGATAGTAGAAAAATCTTAGAAGAACTTGGGTGTGAATATAAAGGTAAATTAAAAATGTTAATGACAAGAATGATTGGGTTAGACCCATCTAAGACTGGAATTTTAAATTCAGTACAACACGATAATAATGTGTATAAGTTTGAACCAATATTTGTGTACTATAAAAGATGATAGTAATTAAAGCAAACTCACCAACAGATGCTTGGATAAAATCACACGAGTATCTTTTAGAAAATGGTAACAAAGATGTGATGAATGAAAGTATTAATATGTCGGTAGAGATAGAAGATAACTTTGATACAGAACCTAAGTTCGATGGATTGTTTAGAGAAATCTTTGGTGATGATAGAATAGATTATGCAAGTTCAGTTACATTTGTTAAACCAACAGAACATCCTTTTATGGATGAATTACAATTCCAACAAAATGATACTAAAGTAAAGTGGAACAAAACTTATTGGGGTAGAATGATTAATTGGGATAATAGTTTCAATCAAATAGAACAAGTTATAAAAAGATTAAAAGAACATAAGAATAGTAAAACAATTGCAATGAGTATCTACGACCCGAAATCAGATGGTAGAAAAACAATGAGTGGAATGCCTTGTTTATTATCAATAGATTTAAAACCAAGAAAAGATGGATTGTATTTAACAGCATTCTTTCGTAGTATGAGAATTAGTAAGAGTGGTTATGCTGATTGGGTTGCGTTGTGTGAGATGGCAAAGTTCTTATGTGAACAAGCAGATTTAAAATTAAAAAGAGTTACAACAATTGGTGGTTCAGTTCATCTTGGTGATATGAATAACGAAAAGAAAAATGTCAAGGAGTTACTTAGTGTGTGGAATAGTTAGTACGGTCAATCATAGTGATGAAGTTGTACACGATATGTTACTTCAAATTGAACACAGAGGTAGGGATAATCGAGAGATTTTTGAGAGTGGTAATGTTCACCTGGGCCACAATAGATTAAGTATAAATGATGTGAGTGAAGCAGGAAATCAGCCATTTGTTTGGAATGATTATGCACTTGTAGTTAATGGTGAGATATGGAACTATCCACAATTAAGAAAAGAATATGAAGAACGAGGTTATACATTTTTTAGTAATAGTGATTCAGAAATAATTTTATATCTATACAAAGAAAATGAATTAAAAAGATTAGAGGGTATGTTTAGTTTTGTATTGCATGATACCTTAACTAATGAGTTAGTTGTATCGAGAGATTGGGTTGGTAAGATTCCATTATACATTTATAACAATGATACAAATATTTTAATTGCATCTGAAATGAAATCAATATTAAAAATATTACCACAAGCAGAATGTAAGTTTGTTCCAAAAAATTCAGTAGTTAGAATAAATACAATTACTGGTTCAGTACATATTGATAAAGATTACTATTTTACTTGGACACCATTTGAGGATAAAGAGTTTGACCAAGATGAGGTTAACAAAAAAACTTATGAGTTGTTAGATACTGCAGTAGAGAAAAGATTATTAAGTGATGTTAAGGTTGGAACTTGTTTAAGTGGTGGTATCGATTCAAGTGTTATTACTTATTTGTTAAGTAAGAAAGTACCTGATATCGTATCTTATACAGTCAAGTTCGATGAGGATTCAAGAGATTTAATGTTTGCAAGAATGGTTGCAGAACATATCAATGTACCATTAGTTGAGGTTGAGATACCAAGAGACCCAGAAGAATTAAAAAGAAAATTTTTAGAAACAATAAAGGTTATAGAATATCCATCAACAGTCCAAATGGAAGTTGGTATTCTACAAAGTTATGTTGCCGAGAAAATGGCAGAGGATGGTGTTAAGGTTGCGTTTAGTGGTGAGGGTTCTGATGAATCGTATGGTTCATATGGTACATTCAGAATGTTCAGTAAGAAACCAGATTGGAGTGATGTACGAAAGAAATTATTTGAGAAACAATACTATGGTAATTTACTTCGTGGGAATAATATCTTTATGAATTATGGAACAATAGAATTAAGATGTCCATTCTTCGATTTAGATTTTTTAGATTACACTACTAACCTTACACAACCAGTATTAGATAATAGTGGAAACCAATGGAAGAAACCACTTGCTGAAGCATTTCGTGGACACTTACCAGATGAGGTATGTGACCAAGAGAAACGAGCATTTCAAAAAGGAACAAACTTCAAAGAGTATATAGAAGATGTAATTCTAAATGATACAGATATAAATTTTAAAAATAGAAAAAAACTATTTCATTGTATCGGAGATAACTTTGAAAGAATATTTGGTTTCAAACATAAAGGTATGAGAGATACTTTATCTGGCACTGAAAATGGATTTGGGAAATGGATATAATACAAACACCAATAGAAACTTATACATTAAATGGTATCGATGTTGATGTCAAGAGAGATGATTTAGTTGGTGATGGAGTTAACTTTCCACGATGGGCAAAGATAGAGGGTATAAGAAAAATATTAGAGAGTGATGATATTGATAAATCAAAACCACTAACTCACTTATCAGTTTATGGAAGTTGGACTGGATGGACATTAAGTAAGTTGTGTAAAGAGTATGGTATAGAATTTATTTCTGCTTATCCAGATACACAAAAGTTTCCACAAGTATTGTTAGAACGAGTAGAGGGTAATGGTGGTAAGTTACATCCGATGAGACCTAATATGATGGCGTTTATGCAAAACAAATTAAACACACAAGCAAAAGAAAATGGTTGGCAACAATTACCATACGCATTCAATCATCCCGCATACATTAGTTATATGGGGGCAAGAATGAGAGAAGTTTTAAAAGATAGGGAATATGATAACCTTGTTGTTAGTATTGGTAGTGGTGTTACTGCAAGTGGATTAATAAAAGAATTTTTAGAGTACGGAGATGATTGGTGGAAGTTAAATAACGAATCAAGAAAAGTTTATTCTATTACGATGAGTGCATTCTCATCAACAAAAAAGATTTTAAATGAGAATCACGCTGGTGATTTGAAAAATATAATACTCGAAAAATCACCATATGCATTTGATGATATGATGGATGATTATAAAGTACCATTTGATTGTAATGAATTTTGGGACAAGAAACAATGGTATTGGTTAGAGGATAATATACAGAAACTTAAAGGGAAAACTTTATTTTGGAACATTGGTGGTTCTTATTTAAATTCAATAAAATAAAAAAAACACTTGACTTGTATAGGCAAAAAGCCTTATATTATGGTCATATTAAATTGGAGATTTAGAAACAATATGAAAAGTTTATCAGCAGAAAAAATACAAGAGAACTATAAAACTCTTCGAAATATTATTACGATGACTTTCTCTGGTGAGAGACTAGAGAAATTAAATAAGATGTATGATTATTTTGAAGATAGAATGATGTTAGCACCAGCAAGTGCAAAAGAACATTATCACAATGCTATGGTGGGTGGATATGTAGAGCATGTTTTACACATTGTAGATTTTTCACAATCAGTAAAAAAGTTGTGGGAAGAAAAGGGAGCAGACATTAACTTCACGGATGAAGAATTAATCTTTGCTGCATTACATCACGATTTAGGTAAGGTAGGTAATTTAGAACACGATTACTATATACCAAATGAATCAGATTGGCATCGTAAGAATCAAGGTAAGATTTATACACATAATCCAGAGTTACCTTATATGACAGTAACAGATAGAGCATTTTATTTATTACAACACTTCCAAATACCTTTAACAGAAAATGAATATATGGGATTGATGTTAACAGATGGAATGTATGAAGATGCAAATAAAAAATATTTAATGACCTTCTTACCAGAGACTGGATTGAGAAGTCATATATCACGAATACTACACCAAGCAGATATGATGGCAACATTTATCGAATCGGATGAGTGGAAGCGTGGAGATAAAAAAGAGACTAAACGAGTTCTTAAATCAGTAGGTAATATCAAAGATGCCGTTAAGTCAGAAGTAGAAACTAAACTCACGGGTGAATCACCAAAAGATTTATTTAATGAGTTATTTGGAGATAAGTAATGATATTAGAAATATTTGCAGTAGTATGTTTTATATTAAGTTTTACACTTGCGTGGACTTCATATAATCAAATACAAAAAGTAGAAAGATTAGAAGAGTGGGTTGAGAACTTCTCAGCTCAAATCATTCTAACACAACGAACACTTGATGAATTAGATTCAGAGGGTAAGTTCAAATCCGATGATGAAATCGGAACAGTCTTTACAGCAATTAAAGACACTGTCAATGATTTAAACAAAATAACAGAAGAGGATATATAATGCCAAGAAAAGCAAAAAAGGGTTCACCACGATATTACTTTCATCAAGGAACTGAAGATGCAATCATTCGCTTGAATAAAGAAACTCGTGCTCATATGAAAGAACGAATTTATAATGAACATATTCGTACACCATTTGAGAAACTTGCTGAGAATATAATTCATACATTTAAGTTTTATTACTTTGATGTTCCAAGTGAGGATGTTAAACACGAAGTGGTTTCATTCTTATATATGAATATTCACAAATTTGCTGAGGGTAAGGGAAAGGCATTTAGTTATTTCAGTATTGTTGCTAAGAACTATTTGATTCTACACAACAACAATAATTACAAGAAGATGAAACAACACGATAGTGAGGATGTGATGGATTATAAAAGAGACCCAGTCACAGAACTTCGTGGTAAAGAATCTCGTAGTATGAAGATGGAGTACATCGAACAACTTGCTGATTATTGGAGAAATAATTTAACTACAGTCTTTAAACGAAAGAAAGATTTGGATGTTGCTAATTCAGTAGTGGAGTTAATTGATATGAGACATAATATCGATAACTTTAATAAGAAAGCATTATACATTCTTATTCGTGAAATGACTGGTTCTAATACACAACACATAACTCGTGTAATTAATGTGATGAAGAAACATCATAACAATTTACACAAGGCATATTTAACTACTGGCTCGGTTGATACTAAACGAACTGGTAGTTGGTTTGAGTGAAGTTATATCAACAAGATTGGAATTATCGGAAAAACAATACCGATAAATATCCAGAGTTAAAAGCTATTACATCATATCCAAATTCTTTTTGGTTAACAAGGAATCCTAAGAAACCAAAACTTGGTAGAAAGTTAACTCATAGTATTCGAAGATTGTGTAGAAGAGCACATCCAGCTCAACCAGTTATAGTTTTATATGCTATACCTGGTAG